TCACCACTCACAGCGCAGCCGGAGTTATCCGCCTCAGCGGGCAACGGGGCCTGATCGTAAGTTCGGTGGAGGTTCATAGACGCCGCCTGAAAAGGTCAGCACGTCTTGTCTCAAAGGAATTGTGGTTCGGGGTGTGGCCCTCCAAAGAGCTTCGACCGTATCGAAGAATATGGAGAGCCTTCCATTCACCCCTGAAAGGAACCCTAAGGAAGAGCTTTGGCGGCTCTGTTAGGGCTAGTATGTGGGTTGTGGATTAGTAGAGAACGCCGGGGCCGGGAGTGCCTCGGCTCATGTTTGTTCCAGTCCGTTTCTCATATGTGCGCAAGCCGCCGAGACCCAAGATGCCGCCTAAGACGGTCAGAAGGGTAGCCATGTCGAGGTCTGGAAGGGATGCGATAGGGAAGTCCAAACCGTAGAAAGTGGTGAGGGTCCAGATCGCGAAGACGAAGATAGGTTGTAGGATGAAGTTGTAGGCGAAGGCAAAGCCGCAGACCCAACCAATGAATGGTCTCCACCCAGACACGAAGATGTTCTCGTGCTGGGCTTCAACGGCATTCACCGCAAGCTGGGCAAGTTGGCCTTTCTGATTAAGCTCGATCAACCGTAGTTTGGCATTCTGCCGTTCTTCATCAGTTGTGAAGAGGTTGTCGATCAGTTCAAAAAGGCCACCTGCGATGTTGCCTACGTCCACGTTCACAAGGTTCTTGGACATAGGTGTTCCTTTACATCACGTTGGAGCGGCCAAGCTTCGCCATGACATCAGCGCGGTAGGCTGCATCACGTTGATAGCGAGGGTCACTCATTGCTTTGGTCACTTCTGCTGTGGAGCGGAAGACATCACCAGAGGCAGAGCCGGGGCGATTACCCCCTAACAAGCTTGGTGCTTTACCACCCTCAGCTTGAGCGCGGGCTTGCAGGCCTTGGAGGGCCATCTTAACGGCAGCGGGAGAGCCACTGTCGATGGTTTGGTTGAAGGCTTCCACCTCATCAGGTGCCATGTTCTCAGCGCCCCATTCGAGGAGGCCGTTGAACGCTTCTTCGCCGCCAACAGTTTGGTGCATGTCGGAGACCAGACGCTCACCCAAGGCTTGTTGACCTTGAACGTAGCTCTGAACCATTTCTTTGGAGATGCCTTGCTTGGCGAGGGCAGCGTAATCAGCAGCGTCAATGTCGCCGTTGTTCACAATCTTGGTGCCCAGTTCGTCCATGTTCAGGCCAGCACCTTCGACAGCCGCATTGGCTGCCTCTGAGGCTTCCTCTTCGACCACGGTAGGTTCACCCGCAGGTGTCTCTTTCGGGCCGCTCTGTTTCTTCTCCATTGCGGCATAGGCCTCAGCCATTGCTTCTGGAGTTGCAAACTTATCAGGTAACCAAGCAGGACGCTCAGGTTCACCTGTAGGTTCGATAGGAGGTGTTGCCTTGCCTTCGGCCTTATCGACCATCGCTTGGATTTGCTCGTCGGTTTCTAACGCTGCGGGCGGGGTGATGTTCACTTCTGACATGATTATCCCTTAACCCACATTTTGACACCGAAGCGCGTGACAAGCTTGCCCTTAGAGTTGTCCTCTTTGGTCTTCTTGGTCTTCTTCGGAGTTTCCTGCGCGGGTGCTGGTTGAGGTTCGGCCTTAGCGGCGTCTGTCGGGGTGTTTTCAGTTGGAGCCATTGGCTTCCATTCCTTTCTGAGCGATGCCGCCCATTTGGTTGATCATGTTAGGGAGACCCTGTTGCATCATCGCCTGTTGTTGACGTGCTTGGGCTTCCTGTTCTTTCTGCTCTTTCGTCTTGAGCAGGCCAGTTGGGTCGATACCCAATGCCGCAGCGCGACGTTTGACGTAGTCGCCAACATTCGTTTCTGCAGCGAGTGCTTCGGGGCCGTAGAGATCACGCAGGCCAGCAACCATTCGGTCGAGCTTGTTGAGATCATTCTGACGACTGAGTGCGTCGATGCCTGTGGTGACGGTCGGTGTGACCAGTTCCTTAGGCAGCTTCGGCAGGCGCTTCTGTTTGACCAGACGCTCGATGGTGATCTTCACCAAAGGAAGCTGAAACTCCTGCGACAACTGCACGTAGACAGCGCCGATGGTTGCCTCAAGGTCAGCCGCCATGTAGCGGATTTCCTCTGCGGTTACTCGCTCACCCTGTCGTTGGATGGATGAGTTCATCAAGAAGTGCTGCTCAATGCGACGTGTCAGGTCATCAGCTAGGTTCTTTGCCACCTGCAGATCGGCGTATTTGTCGATGCGCAAGAAACTCACGTCACCCTCAACACCGGATACGAACTCGAAGTTCTCGGCATTGGACAGGTCTTCTTCATCAGTGACACCGTTAGGGTTCACCAAAGCAACAACCTTCGCAGCACCGGCAGCATACTCCAAGATCGCCTTCGTGAGGTTCTCTAAGGATTTCAGGTCACCAAGAATGGTGTCAACGTGGCTTCGTCCGTAGTCTTCACCGTCAACGCGCGTCCACCGGAGAGGAAACCATGGACATTTGTCGATAGGGTACGTGCCCTCAGTCCCAGGGATTTCCTGATCGTTGATGGATTGCTTGACCAGCCACATCTTGTCCTGACGAACGAGGTGTGTGTAGAGCTTCGCAGTGTCTTCCATCGCCTGATGGGCACCCTCAGAGTTCTGCTCTTGGGGAGCCTTAACGAGACCAGCGACTTCATCAGGAAGAGTGGCCAGTGCGACTTCCTCTTCGGTGATGATCTCGATTGCATTGCCTGACGGGTCACGGGAAACGACGTAGCGGTCGAGGCCATAGACTTTGAGCGCCAAGTCTTCTTGAACGTACACCAGAGCATTGCCCCCCACGACCAAGTGTTGGGTCGCTTCGGAGAAACCCATACGGGTGCCCGATGTTTCCACTGAACGGGAAGCTGTACGCTCGACCATAGTCAGGGCTTGTTCGATCTCAGCGCGGGCCTCAGGGTTCTGTGAGAGTTCAGCGAGAGTGTATTCCTCAATATCCAACCGGAAGAAAGGCTCGTTCGGTGGCATCAGGGTGGTGGTTGCCTTGGCTGTTAGACCAATGGTTCCACGCGCCCCGACGCTTTGATACGGTTGCTTCAATGGGCTGGACCCAGAGTGCCCCTCAGGTGGGATTAGAGCCGGGATTGTTAGTTGGCTGTTCTCACGGGCACGGGTAAGGAATGGCTCACGGCTACTTGAAAGTTGGCTGTAGCGGGCTTGTGTTGTTGCCATTTTGGTTACCCTTTACTTCTGTGGGACGTTGATACCAGCGCCCGCATTACTTGAGACACCGCCCGATTGTGGGTCGATGCGAAGGGAGGCGCGGCCCCGCTTCTTGCGCTGTTCTTTACTGCGCTCTTCGTCACCAAGCTCTCGTACAGGCGCTTCCTTCACGACAGGCGTGGGAGCGGCGGCACCGGGCTTCGGCATCTTCGGAGCTTTAGGCAGGCTCATGGTTTATCCTTCCAGAATGTTCTGTTGATTGTGATGGCGGCGGAGCAGGTCCAAGACACGTTGCTCACCAACCAAGGCACCCATTTCGGCGGGTGTCAGTCCAAGGTAGCGGTTCGCTCTGTCGGGGAAGTGTGCCTCTAACGCCTTGAGAAGTTCGTCCGATATCGTCGGAAAACGCTTCATTATTACCTCTTTGGGCTAGTATGTGGGTTGATGGGAGGGAGGCCCGAAGGCCTGCCCTCAGATGCGACGACCTTTGGCCTGCATGTCCTTGAGACGGTCCAAGAACAGTTGGCATTTGTTGAGGTCGTAAGAGTGGTCGATGCCTTCCTTCTCACCAAGGCGATAGAGGGCCTTGAAGAGGTTGCCACGGGCGAAGGACATTTCTTTGTGTTCGATCAGGTCGTTGAGTTCTGTCGCGCCCTTGGGCAGGAAGTAGTAGCTGGACGAGGAACCGTCAGACTTCACCTTTGCGGGTGCCGAGGGTGCAACCCCAACGCCGACCTGAAGACGACGTGTGGCCATGCTTGGGTTGAACTGGTGTGGGTCGTGGGCAAGAGTGAACTTACAATGAGTGCGGTGATACTCCGCTTCGCTCACTCCGCAATCTGGGCAGGTGTCCATAGGATTGGTTCCTTTTTCTTGAAGTCATATTCGGTTGATCGGAGGATGCGGGCGACTTGGAATTGGACGATTGCGTCCTCTTCGGAGACCCCAGCTTTGGCGTAGAGGGAAACGATAGCGGTCCAGAGATCGGGGGCTTCACGCTTCACCCAACGGGTCTGGTCAATGTCTTTGTTCTTGCCGCTCTTCGGGGTGTACGTCTCATTGAAGTACATGAATGGCTCGTCGATGAACCTCTCGGCTGTCTCCATGCCAATGCCGGGGCAGCCTTTATAATGGTCAACCGCATCACCAGCCAGCCCCTGCATGAGGTGCCACTTATCGGCGTACTCTTTGGTGATCTCTTGGATGCCGAGTACGGAGTGATGCCAGAGGTAGACCAAGCCGGGAACGGTTTTGAGGTCTTTATCGATGGTCGCCATGATGCGCTCACCGGGCCACCTTGAAGAGAGACCTGAGAGGATGCCAAGAAGATCGTCACCCTCTAATCCAGTTCTCTGCCATGCATCGTACTTCTCCCGCAGGTATTGGCGGGCTTGGGGAAGCAAGATGGGTCTCTCGGTTTTGCTGCGGTTGCCCTTGTAGGTGGGCAGTACGTCACATCGCCAGTTGTCGTTGTCAGTTAAGCAACAGACGATTTCATCTGCGCAGAGATCATCCCTCAATTCTTCGAGGGAGATGTCAATGTGCTTGCGGGCAGTCTCGCCATCGGCTTGTGCTGTCCATCGTGCGCCATCAAGGCTGTCGTCACCCCAATTTTCCCATTGCTGGGAACCTGCGGCAGCGCGGAAGGCGACAACGTCAGCGTCAACGAAGACGGTTCTTTTAGGTTTTGCCATTGGGCACCATCCATTCCTTTGCTAGGTAATGCTCGAAGAAGTCTGCGACCTGCCGAAGCTCAGTCGGGGTGGCATCATTTTTGATACGGTTTGCTCTGTTGGAGATCACCAGAATATTTTTGGCGACGTATCCCATCGCAGGGTAAACGCGGTCGAGCGAGGGTGAATTATCGGAGGCCTTAGAGGCCCCCACGATCAGGGGTATGCCGAGTACAGGACACTCGTGCGGAATGGTGATGTCTTTGGTCGTGATATTGAACGGTACATTAGCCTTCACGGCACGGGCCTTGGCAGCCCGCACCATCATTTTCACGACCCTTGTGAGGTCAGTTGACATAGAGATTTCCTTAGGAGTTAGTGGGTCTCGCGCCAGTTACGGCCAATGTTAGTGTCCACGTCCAACCGGATGCGGATGCCGTAGTATTCTTGGGTCAGGGTCATGGCGTCTGCCGATGCCTTAACAATGGCGTCCACTACCTCTTGGTTACGGGCAGCGATCTGTTGTTCATCATGAATGTTTCCGACGATCGCGAAGTCACCATCCCACCCATGCTTGAAGCCACGTTCTATCAGCAGCCGTTCAGTAAGGACGCTCCACCGCTTGCAGCAGAGTGCGCCTGCCGATTGTAGTAGGGTGTTAAGTGCAGAGTGTTCTGACCGGACGTGAAGGAGACCCTGATCAAGTGCGTTGAGGTGTTTGAACATCTTGGCTTTGTGCTTCACAGCCTTGACCAGATTGGCATAAGCAGGCAGGCCTTCCATAAACTTGGAACGCATCGCCTTGCCCTCAGTAGCACCACCACCACCTAAGAGAGACCCCAGATTGGCATCCCCAGAGCCGTAAAGCAGGGCATACACAAATGTCTTAGCGGCGTTCCTTGTAGGCAAGCCTGCGAGGGTCTGGTTGTGTGTGTGAATGTCGCCGTTGAGGATTACGTCGCCGTATTCCCCACCATCCCAGCGGGCCATGTAGTGGGCCAGCATTCGGAGTTCCAAGCCAGATGCGTCAGTACCAACGAGAAACTCGAAGGGACCAGATGTGAAAAGCTCACGACATTCGGGACCGTAATCGGCACCCACAGAGGGCACCTGAGCGATGTTCGGGTTACTGTGTGTCATGCGGCGGGTGACCGCACCAACAGTGTTGTAGCTACCGTGGACCTTTCCATCACGGGCCAATTTAAGCCATCCCTGCTTACCCTCAGCCAACTGCCCCAGCCGCTTGATCACGGTGAAGTATTCGGTCAACAGAGGCGCACAAGGATATGGCAGCTTGGCCATGATCTCTTCATCTACTTTAGCACGACCGTCACTGGTGAACTCTTGGGGCTTCCACCCGAAGAGCTTGCTCAGGCGGTTCGCAATATGGATGCGAGAGGATGGATTGAAGTCCACCATCTTGATCTTCGTTACGGGGTAACCCTTGAAGTCACGTCGAACGCCACGGCGCTTGGCCAGTGTGTTGGGAAGGCCACCCTTGGTAAAGTCCTCAGG